TGAAAATGGTGAGCTCGACTGTGTTGTTCAGCTTATCTTCTGTGTAGAGCTCCTTGTCTGTACCGCTAACAGCTTCGGTCAGTCGGCTCAGGATTGATTGGATTGTTGTCATGTGCTTTGTTTTTTTATTTCCCAACGGTGTGGAGATTTCTTCATGAACCGTAGGTATGTCCTTGCATTGTCGCAAGAAGAATCATATACCTTTGCAACATAATTTTATCAAGATCAAGAAGTAGATTTTGCTTCCAAAACTTTCCTATCAGTCAAAAGAAAGCTTAAATCGTCGCAAAAATTGCGTTATTTTATCTCTTCTTTAGTTATTCGACAAAAAATTCTTAATTTTGTCGCAGAATTTGCGACGTTAATCGCAGAATAATGTAGCATTAAAAGTTTTCATTATGTATATACACGAAAGAGATAATTGGACAGACTTCCGTTGGGACGCTTCGCAGGTGTTGCTCCTTCAGGAGTTGGTTTGCCGCAAGCAAGGGTTACTCTTTGGAAGGTTAAGTTCGTTGGGGCTTGATAGCAAGCTAAGAGCTATGGCAGAGAACTTGACCTATGACGTAGTTTATTCGTCAGAAATTGAGGGCATTCGCTTGAATGTAGATGATGTACGTTCTTCAATCGCCAGACGACTGGGGATAGAGAACGTAAAGTATACAGCTCCTTCGCATTATATAGATTCGGTTGTAAACGTAATGCTCGAAGCGGTTCAGAACTACGACCAGCCTTTGAGCAAGGAAAAACTATGTGCTTGGCAAGCAGCGTTCTTTCCGTCTGGTTTCAGCGAAGGCAGTCAGATTGAGGTCGGCAAGTACCGCAGCAACGAGGAGCATATCATCAGTGGTATGTTTGGACGTGAGAAGATTCACTACATCGCCCCTTCACCAGACCGAGTAGAAGGCGAGATGGAACGTTTCCTTGCATGGTTTGACAGTGAAGAGCCGGTCAGCAGCGTCATTCGCTCTGCCGTAGCCCACTTTTGGTTTGTCAGCATCCACCCATTTGAAGATGGCAACGGAAGATTGGCTCGCATACTTTCTGATATGCAGCTGGCTCGTGGAGAGAAGAGCGACTATCGTTTCTATAATATCTCATCACAGATCAATAAAGACAAGAATCACTATTACGACATTCTGGAAAAAATGCAGCATGGTGATGGTGATCTAACAGAATGGTTGGTATGGTATCTTCAAAAGCTCATCGATGCACTTGATGAAGCTGAAGCTATTGTAACTTCTATACTGAACAAGAGTTTCTTCTGGCAGAAGGCTTCGTCAATTCCTATGACAGAGCGTCAAACAGAGATGCTGAATCTATTCCTCGATGGCTATGAGTCGAAGATAACTTCAAAGACATGGGCATCGTTGGCAAAATGCTCGAAGGACACAGCCATTCGTGATATTCAAGACTTGGTCGAAAAGAATATTCTGGTTATAGACATACCTGGAGCAAAGCGTCCAAGCTATTCCATCGTCTATGATGCCGAAGATCTGACTCAGTTCTTTGCCGATGTGACCATTACGGAAGAAAAAGGCATTCCATACCTTTGTGCTTTGTTCAAAGGAAAGAAGCAGGTTCGTGAAAGACTGCTCAAACTTGATGCAGAACGTTACCTGAAGGATGATCTGCCACTATCAAACCTGCTTGGCAAGTATTGTTCGTATCTAATGGCAGGAAAATAACGTTTCGAGAAAAGATATTGAACTCACACATAAAGAAGGGGAGGAGCAAGATAAACTTGCTTCTTCTTTTTTTCGGTTAAAAGAGAAAGTTGGGTAGAAAGTCCTGTGTAAACTTGTATGGCAAGATCGGTTTAAGGTTTACGTTAGCTTGATACCCCAAAAAAGGTTAGTATCTTAGTTAAACTTTGCATTCACCGCGGCGCAGGCTGCAATCGAGGAATAGCGCGATATAGCTGGTGCTCAATAAAATAGGCGGTATGCTTTTCATTTACAAAGGCTTACTGCCTATTGTATTTTTAAAAGGTACGTTCATTCCGCACGGAAAATGAGCGTAATAAACGCAAATGTTTAGAGAATGTTGCTGTGTTTTTCGTTGGGTGTTTAGAGCGTGTTTAGAGCCGTAATTGATGATATGACAGAAAGTTAAGACTTTGGAAAAAGAAAACGCATCTGCCGCTTTTTACAGCTTGCAGATGCGTTTCAACAGGGGTTTATGAGGGGTTGCTTATTTCATCCGTTTACCCACCGCTTCCCAGTCTACTATGCTCCAGAGGGCATTGACGTGGTCGGCGCGTTTGTTCTGATAATCCAGGTAGTAGGCATGTTCCCAAACATCGAAGCCCAGCAGCGGGGTCAGTCCTGCGCGTACGGGATTGCTTCCGTTCGCTTCTTTGGTGATGTGCAGCTTGCCGTTCTTATCAACAGACAGCCATGCCCAGCCCGAACCGAACAGTCCGACTGCTGCCGCGTTGAATTCCTTCTTGAAATTCTCGAAACTGCCGAAGTCGCGTTTGATGGCTTCCGCCAGTTTCCCGGTAGGTTCGCTTTGCGACGGTTTCGGTGCGAATTGCAGGAAGTACAATGTATGGTTCAGTACCTGTCCGGCATTGTTGAATACGGCGCCGTCGGGTGCGGTGGCTACGATAGTAACCAGGTCTTTGTTTTCGTACTCCGTGCCCGGAACAAGGTTGTTCAGGTTGTTTACGTACGTTTGCAGGTGCTTACCGTAATGGTAATCTATTGTTTGCTGACTGATTACAGGTTCCAGCGCGTTGTGTGCGTAAGGAAGTTTAGGCATTTCATGTGTCATAATCATTATTGTTAAAGACATTAATAACGTATTCATAAGTTCAATTTATTTAGTTTTGAAACTTTACTATACTAACGCGATAACCTGTGGAATTGTTCGCAGGTGTCCGAACCTTTCACTATCTTTGTGCCCGAACTTTACCCGTTAGATTATTAGGAATATGTCCGATTACATACAAGAACTGAATGAGGGACAGCGTGCTGCGGTGCTCTACAACGACGGCCCGTCACTGGTGATAGCCGGCGCCGGTTCGGGAAAAACCCGTGTGCTGACCTACAAAATAGCTTATCTGCTGGAGAACGGTTACCGCCCCTGGGATATTCTTGCGCTTACCTTTACCAATAAGGCGGCCCGTGAAATGAAAGAACGTATCGCCCGGCAGGTAGGTGCGGAACGTGCCCGTCACCTTTGGATGGGGACATTCCACTCCATATTCCTGCGCATCCTGCATGCGGAAGCCGCGCAGATCGGATTTACCCCGAAATTCACCGTCTATGATACGGCAGACAGCAAAAGCCTGTTGCGCTCAATCATCAAGGAGATGGGATTGGACGAGAAAGTGTATAAACCGGGTACGGTGCAGGCACGTATCTCCAATGCCAAGAACCACCTCGTGTCTCCTGCGGGTTATGCCAACAACAAAGAAGCCTACGAAAGCGATAGTGCGGCCAAGATGCCTGCCATACGCGATATTTACCGCCGCTACTGGGAGCGTTGCCGGCAGGCGGATGCCATGGATTTCGACGATTTGCTGTTCTATACCTTCCTGCTTTTCCGCGACCGTCCGGAGGTGCTTGCACGCTATCGGTCGCAGTTCCGCTATATTCTGGTGGACGAGTACCAGGACACCAACTTTGCCCAGCACAGCATTGTGCTTCAGTTGGCAAAAGAGCATCAGCACGTCTGTGTGGTGGGCGATGACGCGCAAAGCATCTACTCCTTCCGGGGAGCCGACATCGACAATATCCTGTATTTCACAAAGGTATATCCGGGTACGAAGGTCTTTAAGCTGGAACAGAACTACCGCTCCACCCAAACCATCGTTTCTGCCGCCAACAGCCTGATAGAGAAGAACCAGCGGCAAATTCGCAAGGAAGTCTTTTCGGAGAAAGATAAGGGAGAACCCATCGGAGTGTATCAGGCATACAGCGATGTGGAGGAGGGCGATATTGTAATCAACAAGATAGCCGAACTGCGCCGGCAGGAGAATTACGTCTATTCCGATTTTGCCATACTCTATCGCACCAACGCGCAGAGCCGTGTCTTTGAGGAAGCCATGCGCAAGCGCAGCATGCCGTATCGCATTTACGGCGGACTGTCTTTCTATCAGCGCAAGGAAATAAAAGATGTAATTGCCTACTTCCGTCTCACGGTCAATCCGAATGATGAAGAAGCCTTCAAGCGTATCATCAACTACCCGGCACGCGGGATAGGCGACACTACCGTAAATAAAATCACGGCTGCCGCCACCAGCCACAATGTAAGCCTGTGGACCGTGCTCTGCGAACCGCTGACCTACGGGGTGAACATCAATAAAGGAACGGCGGGCAAGTTGCAGGATTTTCGCTGTTTGATAGCCGGATTTATCGAGAGCGTTGCCGAAAAGAACGCCTACGAGCTTGGTACGGAGATAATCCGGCAGTCGGGCATTATTGCTGATGTCTGCCAGGACAACTCGCCCGAGAACCTCAGCCGCAAGGAGAATATCGAAGAGCTTGCAAACGGTATGAGCGACTTCTGTGCACAACGGCTGGAAGAGGGGAATGCCAATACCACGCTGAGTGATTTCCTTTCGGAAGTGTCCCTGCTTACCGACCAGGATTCGGACAAGGACGGAGACGATGAAAAGATAACGTTGATGACCGTGCACTCCGCCAAGGGGCTGGAGTTTAAAAATGTCTTTGTGGTGGGCATGGAAGAAAACCTGTTTCCGAGCGGTATGGCGGGCGACTCTCCCAGGGCGTTGGAAGAGGAGCGCCGTTTGTTCTACGTAGCCATCACCCGTGCGGAAGACCATTGTTTCCTTACTTATGCCAAAAGCCGTTACCGTTACGGGAAGATGGAGTTTGGAAATCCCAGCCGCTTTTTGAAAGATATAGATGTGCGTTTCCTTAAGCTGCCGCAAGATGCCGGATTGGTGCGCAAGGTAGATGAGCATGCCGCATCTTTCCGCAGGGAGAACAGAGAGAATTTCGTTTCCGCCATGTATGGAAAACGTGATGGAGGAGCTCGTCCCCGGCAGGAAATCATTGCCCCGACCGTTCCCCGCAACTTAAAGCGGGTGACGCCTTCCATGGGAACAGCTTCTGCCGCTTCCCATTCGTCGGCAGCCGCAGGCGGGAACGCTGTGCTGCCGGGGCAGTTTATCGAACACGAACGTTTCGGCCTGGGCGAAGTGCTGAAAGTGGAAGGTGAGGGCGACAACGCAAAAGCCACCATCCGTTTTAAAAATGCGGGCGACAAGCAACTTCTTCTGCGTTTTGCGCGTTTCAAAGTGATAGGATAGATCCGGTTTTTACTATAAAAGTTTATATAACAAGAAAAATGACAGACAAAGATTTCGACCTTTTCCCTTCTCCCTGTTATATCATGGAGGAAGAACTGTTGAGGAAGAACCTCACATTGATAAAGAGCGTTGCCGACCGGGCAGGCGTAGAGATTATCCTTGCTTTCAAGTCCTTTGCCATGTGGCGTTCGTTTCCCATATTCCGTGAGTATGTGGAGCATTCTACGGCAAGCTCCGTATACGAGGCACGCCTGGCGTTGGAGGAATTCGGCAGCAGGGCGCATACATACTCTCCGGCATATACGGAAGCCGACTTTCCGGAAATCATGCGATGCAGCAGTCACATCACATTCAATTCGCTGGCTCAGTTCCGGCGTTTTTATCCCATGATTCAGGCGGCCGGGCAGGATATATCCTGCGGCATACGCGTCAATCCGGAGTATTCGGAAGTGGAAACGGAACTGTATAACCCTTGTGCTCCCGGCACCCGTTTCGGTGTAATGGCCGAACAGCTTCCCGATGTGCTGCCGCAAGGCATCGACGGGTTTCACTGCCACTGCCATTGCGAGTCGTCCTCGTACGAGCTGGAACGTACGCTGGAGCATCTGGAGGCGAAGTTCTCCCGCTGGTTTCCGCAAATAAAGTGGCTGAATCTGGGTGGCGGGCATTTGATGACCCGTAAGGACTACGATGTGGAGCATCTGATTCGCCTGCTCCGCGGATTGAAAGAGCGTTATCCCCATTTGCGCATTATCCTGGAACCCGGTTCGGCATTTACCTGGCAGACGGGAGTGTTGGCTTCCGAAGTTGTGGACATTGTGGAAAACCGCGGCATCCGTACCGCAATCCTGAATGTCAGCTTCACCTGCCACATGCCCGATTGCCTGGAAATGCCCTACCAGCCTGCCGTCCGGGGTGCCGAAATGGGTGACGGCGGTGCGTACGTCTACCGGTTGGGCGGCAATTCCTGCCTGAGCGGCGATTATATGGGGTTGTGGAGCTTTGACCACGAACTGCAAATCGGTGAGAGAATCATCTTTGAAGACATGATACATTACACCATGGTGAAGACGAATATGTTCAACGGAATCCATCATCCTGCCATTGCCATGTGGACAAAAGAGGGAAAAGCTGAGATATTCAGAAAATTTTCTTACGAAGATTATCGCAACCGAATGAGTTGATAATCAAAACTATGCTTTCACTCCGGACAGAATGTTTAATTTTATGTGTGAAAAAAATGCGTAGAATGTTTGCAGGTTAAAGGAAAATATCTACCTTTGCAACCGCAAACGCGGAAATAGCTCAGTTGGTAGAGCATAACCTTGCCAAGGTTAGGGTCGCGAGTTCGAGTCTCGTTTTCCGC